AGCGTTCCTGTCATCTGCATTACATCTAAATCAACCTTATTTCGTCTACCTTCGTATTCCATGAGCTTGGCTAGGTCAAAACAAAATCCAGCCATTACTTGATCTCTACATGGTACGCATATCACTACTTTTGGTTTTTTCATACCCTACCTGGTCTAGTCCTAAAAAAACGGTTCTCAGGGTCATTCAGAAACTTCCTGAACTCCTTATCGTTTATGACTGCAAAGCCACGCATAATGCCTTTGCGATTTAACTGGTCTATAACTGTAAGTGGTATGGATGCTATCTTGGTCAAGTCTCCCCACTTATCGTGGACAGAGCCTTGGTTATATTCTGCTTTATTCTGTTCTACTATGTCGGTTACATCTTGGCTAGTCCGAATAATAAGACCGCCCTCTCCATCTGCCTCTGCTGCTGTGAACTTCTTAGATGATTGGTCAACCGAAACGAGTTTTTTCATAAAAATAGGGGTGAGTTTTGCCCACCCCTATTCTACATCAATTACAGCGCAAAGTTGAGGTCTGCAACGATACCATGTGCAGCTTCATTACGCATTTCCAAAGTCAACTCAGCAAGCAACTGGGTCTTTTCAGAGTCACCAGTTTTAGCCAATTCAACAGTTTGGAATGGGCGCAAGTACGACAATGCTGCGTACTCAGGATCAACCACGATTGCATCACGAGTGCGCATGAAACGGTTTGGAACTACAGAGATAGCACCAAAGTCGCTCAAGTAAATGTCCGCAGCACCGATGATGGTTGTTGGAGCATCACCAGGAGCCATGTAACGCTGCTCTGCAATACCAGTAAAGGTAGAGGTCTTTTGCTTGCCGATAGGCGAAACATAGAGAACCTTAGGATTACCACCGTTGATGTATGCCTCACGAATAACTTCTTTGAGAAGTGTCTCTGTGAATGTACGAACTACACCGTCAGAACGAGTTGTTGATCCAGCAGTTGTTGGATCAGCACCGCTTGTGCCGAAAGATGTGTTGGACTTCAACCATGAGAGCATTGTACCCATCTTGCGAGCTGTGGAGCTTGAACCAGCATCTCTAGCTTGGTTAGCAAAGAGAATAGCTTCAATATCACGCTTGAGTTCGCTAGATGCTTTAGCTAATTGATAAGCCTTCTCAGACTTACGACCAGCCTTGTCAACTGCCTCTAATGTGCCAGAAACTTGGATTGTTTTACCAACGATCTGGGTATAGTTACCGATACGATATGTAGGAGTAGCGGTAGTTGCTGTAGCGTCATCACCCTCGATAAGAGCGTTAGCTGTGTCAGCGTTTGCCAAGCTATCTGTCTGCCACTCATGGTAAACAGCAGTTGCTTTGCCTTTAGCCAAAGTACTCATGAGAGGAGTATCTGTTGGTGACAAATTGTAAATCATATCCGTCAAGTCCTCTCGTAAACCACCACGAGTTGATGATGTGTCGTGTACTGTATATGTACCTGTTGGAGCTGTCATTTCTTATTCCTTTTAAACAAATTTTTCAAATAATTTAGCAGCGTCAGAAACCTTTCCAGATTTCCTAAACTCCTGTCTTAACTTCTTGGTTTGCTCTGCCTCTAAACTTCCTTGTGGCTTGCCTACACCAGGTCGTAGCATCTTAGGAGCTTGGCTTACTTTCTTGTTTACCTCGCCCTTGTTTTGCATTAGCTTGTCGTACTGCATAGCTTTGTAAAGAGTCAGAACTGCACGAGAGTCATAGACCTTAGATAGTTCGTCAGGTGTAAATCCTTCTTTTTCTGCATAGGCTCGAATACTCTTGCGAATAGTGTCGCCTTTTACAGGATCTGTGTACTCAGGCAAGATTTTGGCTAATTTCTCAGCCTCTTGAGTTACAACTGACTGTAGATGCTGGGCTTGCTCCGCTTGTTGCATTTGTGCAATGCGAGCTTGCTCTGCTCTAATCATGTTCAGATGCTTCTCTTTTTCTGCCCTTTCTGCCACCTTAACAGCGTAGCCGATAGGATCAGTCTCCTTGAGTTCTTCTAGGTTCTCGCCTTGTGTTTGCGCTCTGAGACTTTGCTCGATAAGCTGCAAACGCTGTGCGTATGTATCTCGTAGTTGTTTAGCTTGCTCTACAGCCTGTCGCTCGGCTTCTACAGCCTTGCGCTGTTCTGCAAGTGTTTGGGTTTTTTTAGTATAGTCAGCTTCTCTCTGATAGCCTTTAACAAGCTCATCAAGCGTTACCTCAGATTCCTGTCCATCTACTTTGACACGATACCTAGGCTGCTCTACTTCTTGTTCTACTTCTTCGGAGTCCTCAGACTCGTACGCATTATCGTACGCTTCCTCAGCTTGGGCTTCTGCTGGCTGTGATTGTTGCTCCTCTGGTTGCTCTTGCGAGGCTTCGGTAGCATCCATCATAGCCAATAGACTGCTTGCAGCTTGATCTACTGTAAGCGATTCATTCCCTTGCGGGGTGATGTTTTCACTCATTTTTCTTCCCTAATTGTTTTGCATAGTAACGCTATGCTCGCTTTTGTAACAAATGCTACAAAATCTTCCAACGCTTCTTATCAATTTCGCCTTGTGCTGCGAGGGCTTGAAAGTGCGCTCTAATCTTCTTAATGGCGAGTTGCATACGGTATGCTTCTTCTCGCTCCTCTAATTCATGCGGTGCAGAGTTCACGATTATGTCAATCTGTGATTGCTCTAAATAGTCCATCTCTGACTTAAAAAAGTCATCGTTTAGCAAACCTCTTGCTCGTTGTTCTTTCATTAACCTACATTTCCTGATTGTGCTGCTGCGATTGCAGCTTGTCTTGCATTAAAGTCAGTTATTAGCTGATTAAACTGCTCAGTTTGATTAACAAACGGTATTAAGTTAGAACTTACACCACCTACATTCACATTCGGATTATTGTAGGTTGAGTAAATAGGTTGTTGATTTGCATCGTATCCAGTAATAAACCCACCAGTTGTTACTCCTTCTGGTTGGAACGCTCCAGGTTGATATGCTGGAATGTTAGCAGACATTGGTGTCGTACCAAACACAAACTGTTGTGGCAAGTTGGGAGTATATCCAGCTACACCGCTACGGAATGTAGTGCCTTCTGTTCCAAATGGAGTAAAGCCTGGTTGCAATCCTGTTTCAGAGTAATATTGTCCTCTTGTTGGAGCAGCCATAATGTTTGTATTGCCAAATGACAATGCTTGGTTTAGCTTATCGTAGAAGTTGCTACCTGGTTTTAGTTCGCTGTCCCACACCATATCAGGATTGATATAAGTGTTGTAGTTTTTATAGAACTCTGCCATTGCATCTGCACCAAACGGATAGCGAGGATTCTGCGCTGCATCTGCCACAAACTGCGGATTAGGCATATAACCTGATACATTCTGTGCATCAAAATATGGTCGAATCTGTGCTGCTAATGCCGATGCTTCTTCTGCCGTTTTGCCCTGACCTAATTGGAAACCATAAGCCTCATCTAAAGCAATCTTAGCCTGTGGTGTAGCAAGAATAGCTTTAACTTGATCGACAGTTTTTGCGCCTTGTAAGTCTGTATATAACTTATTTGCTTCTGCGCCTGTTAATGCGCCAGATGCTTTAGACAATGCAACTGCTGTAGCTAATTGCTCACCAGTTAGCGTATATAAACCACCTACATCGTCTGTTACATTGCGTGTAAATTGTAGCGATGCAAAAGGTAAGTTAGTTACAGCAAAGTCACCAGGAGCTTCGTAAGGATTTACATTAGCAAAACGACCAGCATAAGGATCTGACTCAAGTGCATTTGCACTAATCATTGAGTATTGACCCATGCCAGGAATATTAAAGCCAGCGATTGCGCCAGCACCTTGCGACAAGGTTAATTGTTCTTCTCTTGTTGGCGCACGACCATAAACAGCAGTAAAGTCTGAAATTTCTTGCGCTGTCATTTCACGAGCTGTGCCTCGGAAAAGGTCGGTCAACTCATCACGACTTGGATTCCGACCATAGGTGCTTCGGAAAGCTGCTGTTGCAGCAGCTACATCGTAGTTATAACCTTGTGTTGTTGCGCTAAGTTTAAAATCTAGTGCTTGTCTACCGCCAGTTCCTAAACTTTGTAATGCGCTTGCAAATTCTGCTTCTGTAGGTAAACGCCCTAATTGTTTCTGATAAGAATCGTTAATTGCTTTTGTTGCGCCTTCAAGCTCTGTTTTTGTAACAATATTGATATTGTTAGCTTGAGCAAAGTCTTTAATTTGCGCTGCGGTCAAGTCGTTACGATTAAATGCAAGATTTGCTGCACGAGCTAACTGTTCTGGTGATACACCAAGACCAGCAGCATTGGTCATCATGTTTTGTAATACTGTAGATTCTGATTGACCGCTACCTAATCCTAGGCGATACAAAGCAGCTAAATTTGTAGCGATAGCTTGATCTGAGTAAAATCCTGTAGCATTATATTTTTCATTGTTAAATGTATATACACCATCAACTACACGACCAGGATTTGTAGCTCCACCGCCAGAAGTTGTTGCGCCACCGCCACCACTTAAAGCAGCGCCACCAGCATAAGCCTGTGCAACTACATCTGAGCTTAAACCAGTAGCAGCAGCCGCTTGAGATTGAGTTACTCCAGCAGCAATAAGACCAGCACCAATTTCTGCGCCACCTACCCCAGAGGCTAGCGAGTCTTGTACATACGATACGATTTCTGCGTTAGATAGTGCCATTATCCTGGGATCTCCACATTAGAGGCAATGCCAGCACCTACTTTGGCTGCTTTTAACTGTGCCTCGACTTCGAACTCTGCCTTCTTCAACTCTAACTGGGCAGCAGCTTTTTCTCTTGCTAACTGAATCTCAGCAGCAGCTTTCTCTCGTGCCAACTGAATATCAGCCATAGCTTTCTGTCTGTCTGCTTCTACATCAGCGATTGCTTTCTGCTGTGCGATCTGCACTTGTGCAGCAGCTTGTTGCATCATGGCTTGTGTTGCTGGATCAGGTTGCTGTGCTTGTGGTGGTGGGTTCGACAACTGTTGATCCAACTCTGGTGGGATCTCTTTGAAGAACTCTGCCACATCTTTGAAGCCAGCAGCCTCGATAAACTTAGCCATCGTGGTTCTGTACTGACCGACAGATACGAGTGGGTTAGCTGGACCATACTGCTGTAGGATCTGCTCTTGTTTAGCCATTACCATCTGCAACATAGCCATTTGTTCTTGTTTGTTGCCTGTGCCTAGACCTACGCTGATGGACAAGTCGTACTGATTTGACCATGTACGAGGATCAATCTGCTCATACTTGCCACGCATACGGATGATTCGTGGCTTGTCTTGATACTTGGAAACGAGGTGCAAAATGCCCTTAAACAGGCTCTTAACACCAGTCTCAGCAAAGATACGAGCAACTAACTCAATCTTGCCAGCAGAGGCAGACATCGTAGCTGCAATCGCAGCAGCAGTTACATTCTGTAGAATGTCAGGGTTCAAGCCCTGTTGTGCATCGCTAACTCCTGTACGCTTAGACTGAACTGCATCCAAGTACTCCAGCATTGGGAACGCTTGGTTTGCTACTGGCTGAACATTTAACGGAATGACAGCGTTAGGATTCTTCATCCGTACGATACCACCAGGTGCTACAGATAACAGATCGTCAATATTGACCTGACCTT